CGCTCTTGTATATCTAGACGCAAGTCTGTCATACAAGTTATCTTCAATAGCTTCTTCAGTTATTGCGAAAGCTAATGCTACAGTCTCGTGAGTGTATCTTGAAGTGAAAGACTCAGTAGCGTTGTCATAAACAACTCCTGCACCTTCTTGCTTCACAGCTGCACTTCCGAAACCTGTTAACATCACTTCTTCCTCAAAAGCTCTGTCTGATGATTCAGACATAAAGATTTCAGCGTGTTCGTTTTCGTATCTGCTGTACTCCAGGCCAAATAGGGCATTTAAACCTGGTTCTAGTTCTTTAACTAGTTGTGATCGTGATATCGCCATAGTTTATCTCCTATTACTTACCTGTACCACTTTGTCTATAGAAGTGATTGTTAATTCTAACTAACACACCTATATTCGAAGTAGTTACGTCATTGTTATCAGGGTTTTGCGAAATATCAATTGCTTGAACCGCAAAAGTTCCTGCCGTACCAGAACTTCCAACATCTAACTGTGCGTAAGATATTCCTGTTTTGGTACTTCCTGTTGTATCTGTTACTGAATAGTTTGCAAACAGTTCTGCAACCCCGTTAGGGAAAGATAGGTTTGAATTAATTTCAAACACTGTATCTGGTGCATCAACCACATAAGCAACAATATCACTTGCGTTTGTAGACGAAGGATAGTAGTTACTGAATGTAGGCTTTTGCGTTGTAGGATCTGTATAGAAACATCCGTTAAAAACACCCACGACCTGACCAGAAGTTCCACCAGTATGTTTAGCAATATAACCAGTTCCTAGTGGTTCCACTAAGTCACCTTGATATATGCTAGTACCATAATCGGCAGCAATTCTGTATCTGTTTTGAGCATTAATAAACGGAGAACCATTCAGTTGTCTTACTGGTCTTAGACCATATAGCTCAACTTTATTTGCCATAGTTTTTATCTCCTTTTATATATTAATGTTCATTGGTTGGTATTACGAAAAAATTATTTCTTACTACCACCAAAAGTTACACGAGATTGTCTATCAATATTGATAGGCATCTCTGGTCGCTGTTCCTTCATTAAATCATTGTCCACGGCTTGCTGTTGATCTCTAGTTCTTCCTTGGAAGTACTGAGTACGTGACTCAACAATTTCTTCTGGTATCCTTGCCAGCACAAGGCCACCTACCCCTATAAGCCCCGAATGCTTTCCTTCAGAGATAACTGGATAGTCGTTGGCTCCAATTTGTTCCTGCAGTTCTTCTGCTCTAACAAGCTCGTAACCTTCTCTTAGTTTCTTAGACATATTTGCTGTGTCTACGAAACCTCCAGCTTCTGCTCTTAGCCATCTGTGTTTGAATCCAGTTGGTGCAGGCGGTGCATCTAAGTTAGATGGAGGAGTCCAAGGTTGCTTTCTTTTATCAACTTTAGCTCTTGACTCCGAACTGCGTGAAGTTCTTTTTATTTCTTCGCTCATACTAATTTCCCTCCTTCACGTATTTTGCGTATTCTTCTAGTGGCACCCCTAATTTTTTCGCAATAGCGACTTGTGACTTGGTGAGTTTCACTGATCTGCGTCCAGATTTGCCTCTACTTGCTGTTGCAACCGTCTGAACGGGTTTTCTCGGTTGCTCCACAGAGTCGTCTGATTCAGCAAACTTGTGAGGGTAAACCTCTCTTATTTGCTTATCAATCTCATTATAATACTCTGGACTATCTACGTCAAATCCTTCAGCCACTAGATTTTCGTGAATCTGGAAAGCCGTATTAGTCATAAATTGATCCTGTCCAAACCAATCATTTTTTCTAGCCCAGTCTCTTGCTTTAGGACTAGCTGCTGGTTGTTCAGGTTGAGTATTAACTTGATTTTGTTGAGTTTTAGGAGCTTCTATCTCAGTTTCAGCAGAAACTTTTTTACGTCTTTCTCTGTCTGCAATAGTTATTTTAGCTCTTTCTTTCTCTACTGTTAGCCTTGCAAGCTCTTCATTTGCAGAAATAATTGCTTCTGTATCCTGCATTTCAATAGCTGCTTTTAGCTTTCTTTTAACAGTATCTCTTTCAGAATCTATTCTAGCGTCAAACTGTTTGATGTAATTTTCATCTATTTCATCATATTTAGATTTAACATCAGAATATTTCTTTTTAAGACCTTCAGCATATACAAGAGCTGCTTCTTCTCTTCTTTCAGCTTCTCTCATTCTCTTAGTAAGGTTGTCTATTCTTTTTTGAACACCTTTACTGTAAGTTCCTAGGTCTTGTTTTGGTTTTGATTCGTCTGTTTCTTCTTGAGTATTTTCCTCAATAGATATATCTGGTTTATCTTCCTTATTTTCATTGTCATAAGTTTGATAACCTAAATCAACTTCACCTAAATTTAAATTAGGCTTAGTTTCTTTTTGCTCTTTCTTTTCTTCAAGTTGAATATTTGCTTCCTGAGCATCATCTAAATCTAGATCAACTTCAGGTTGTTTATTTTCAACTGTTTGTGTTGGTGTCATACATTCTCCTTAGTACGTTTGCAAAATATCGTTTGGATCATCTACGACTGCAATGATTTCATCATCATTTAAAATTCGTACTTCTCCACCTTCTATTTTGAATCTGGCTCCCGCATAACGGCCAAAGATTACCCAATCACCAGGTTTGCACCACGGCCCATTAGGAAATTTTTCTTTGTCTTTATAGCAAAGGTCGCCTTGTTTTAGCACGTAAGCACATACAGTTGTCATCTGTATGGTCTCAAGTGTTGAGTCGGCTAATAGAATTCCTCCTTTAGTCTTTCTGACTCCAGCGTGTGGTAATACCAACATTCTGTATCCAGTAGGTTTAGGAAGTTTATCTAGTAGGGATTTGTTTTCTTTTACTTTTTCTGCTGTTAGACGCTTGTCGTTTTTTGCGTCTTCTTTATATGAATCTAAGAGTCCAGCTTTATGCTTTGGAATCTCCAGATTTGTTGTCTCTGTCGTCATCAAATAACTCCGTTTTTTTCTGCAGGTCAGTCAGATCCTGTAGCAAGGTTTCTAGGCCTTGAATCTTTCCTCTAATATACATTAATTGATTAACAGTGTCTACACTAGCAACAAGGTGGTCTTTGAGGTTATTTACCTCTTTGGTAATCTTATTTTTAATGTATTTAAAACTGTCGTAATCAATCATAGATAGATATATATCATTTTTAATGAAAATATCTAGTCTACTTGTTCTTATTCATATTGATTACGTCCGTAGCCTTAATTCCATAAATTGCAGCGACTACTGAAACCCAGAGGCCGACTATCCACCAGGGCATCTCTTGTAATTTTTGAAAATACAAGTCAATCTTCTCTTGCATCTTCTCATCTTCTGCAAATACAGAATATGCTAACAAAAACAGAGGTGAAGAAATTGTCAAAAGCACAAATTCGTCCTTCCAGTCGTTTTTTTGATTTTCAAAAATTTTACCTTGGTACTCAATTTCGCCTCTTTTCATTTTTTCGGCGTGAGATAGTTTAGCTTCTGATAACGCTATCTCTGTTGCTTTCTTGTTTTTGTATAATTCTCCCGCTGTCTTTACTGCCGTGCCTATAAGATTTAACCAAATCATAAAATTTATCTCTTCTTCGTTTACACATATATGGTACCATTTCTTCTAAGACTGGCCAAGCTTTCTCCCCATTGATTCTCCAAATATAAGCTGGTTTGTGATAGTTTTCTCTTTTTTTTCTTCTAAGATTTACCGCTCCCACTGGAAATACTTCATTAAATCTAGCTACTAAATCAGAATCAGTTGCTTCTACAGAAACTTGTAGATAATGTTTTTTATAAGCAGGACTACCAGCTAAATAACAACCAAAGCTACCTTCTCCATCGAAGACACCAGCTAAAAAAATTATTTTTTCTCTACGAGAAAGATTATCGAACGCCTCTGAATTTTTGTCCTTTAAGTTGTATGTCATTACATCCTGGATATACATTCTTTTTGCTTGATTGTCTATAAGGACATCCTCCAGTAGATAGCTTAACTGGTGGGACTTGAGGATTAGGGCCTCTCTTAGGTGGAGGGCCTGAAGCTACCCCTCCTCCTAAATTTTTCTTTTTAATAGGTCTAAATTTTTGTAAAGCTAAAGATACTGCTGAATCGTGAGTCATATCTACTTGAAGATCTTTTACTTCATCTACAAATTTTTTTTGAGTTTCTTTTGTAGCATTAGGTAAATATTTTTTTCCAATATCAAATGCAGTTCTTGCTGCTTTAATATATTTAAACGGATTACCCATTATTGTGATCTTCTAGCTTGTTGTAATGCTGATTGTACTTGTAATTTTTCTTCATCAAAATCTAGCCTATCTTCAAACTGTGCTTGTTGTTGGTCTAATTTTTCATCATTAGCTTTGGCTCTTATTTGAATATCCATAGCTTTTAAATCTAACTCTCTTTGTTTTAATTGCACTAAAGGATCAGGTTGCTGTGAACCCATTTCCTCTTGGATTAATTGAGTTGTTAATATATTTATTCTTTTTGCTATTTGAGAAGCAGCCATAGCCATAAATTGCTCTGGATTTTGTTGCTCTAACATAGCCATTTGAGGATCTTCTCTCATTACTTGCATAATTTCTATTGTTGCCATTTGAGAAATGTGCTCTGATATATGTCCTTGAAATAAAGCATACACTTGAGGATTAATTTGAACCATTCTGCTCTTCATAAATGTTTTATGAGCTTCAATGTGTGCCATATGATCTTGTTCAGGAAAAGCTTTTGGTAATTTCATCTGTAAACCTTCCATATTTTCAATTGCAGGGTCTTTTGGTTGAGGTTGTTCAGGTTTAACTAATAAATCATCAATTTGTTTTGTACCTAATGCATTATAAATACGTCTGTACGCTTCATAAATGTTGTGAATGCCAGGATTTGTCTGTGCAATTTGTAATTGTGTTTGTGCTAACGTCACTCTTTGTGACATTGAGAAAATATTTGGGTCTGCAACAGGTAAAACATCTACTCTGTCATCAAAATCTACTTGTTTAATCGTTCTTTCACCACCATAAACGTCATATGGATACACTGGAGGTAAATATTCAGCAATAACTCGTGATAAAATCTTAAATTCTTGCTTCATTGAGTAATATAATCGCTTGTGAATAGCTGACATTACTCTTGCACCTCTTTCTAACAGAGCAATTGTAGTTCCAACAGCTCTATTTTGTGCATCTTCTCCTGTTTGCATATCTGCAATACCTGCAAATCGCTTACCTGCATCAACACAGAAGCCTAAAAGTTGAAATAAAGTTGCTGAAGGCTCTTTAAAAGGTAATAATTGGAACTGATCTCTAATATTTCCTCCTGGTGCATCAACATCTCTGAACTCTCCAGGTTGAATTGGTTGGTCGTCATCTCTAATTCTCATACCTCTAGCTTTAAATCCTGCTGGTAAGTTAGCTAAAGTACCTGCATCAAGTAGTTGTCTTAGTGCAGAAGTTGCTGCAGTAGATAAACCACCGATCATATGTATTAATCCGAAGCCATAAAAACCTAGTCCTGGTAAAAATTTATAGTGTACAAAGTAATTTATTTTTTTATATGTAGTATCTTCTTCTCTATAGTTACGAATAATTCTTAAAATCTCTCCAGAGTTTTCATCTAATGTAACAATGTATGGTATTTTAATTCCTTCTTCTGAGTCTTCTATATCTAAATCAATATGCATCTCTAGAATAAGTCTTTCATCTGTAGCTTCAGATGGTTTTGAAGTTCCTTCAAGTCTATTATATTGGTTTTGAATATCTGTTTGCTTATTTTCAGGTTCATCTAATTCAATGTCTCTGTAAATTCCTGCGACTTGATTTTTTCTAACTTGATTGTCTGACATTCTCATTACGTAAGTTACTCTTTCACAATCAGATAAGTTAGATGCATAATATGGAACGACTAAATCTTCAGCAGGTACAAATTTAGAAACTGCTCTATCCATTACTGCATCATAATTAATTTTCTTAAATGCTGATCCAGCTAGTGGAAGCATAAATAATAATTGATCAAACTCAGGAGTATATTCTTCCATTTTCTCTATAAGCATATAGTTCATAAACTCTTTAACTCGTTCAGCTTGGTCTTCTCTTTCAGAATTTCTAATACCAACGATTTGAGTTCTTACAGGGCCATCTGCAGGTAATAGTTCTTTATAAGCTTGTGCTTGGAATTGTGTTACCGCTTCAGCTAACAAAGGATGTGTAACTCCTGATGCTCCTGTAAATGGTTTTGATTGTTGTGTATATTTAAATCCTAGTAGGTCTAAACCTTTAACGTAAGTTTGTTCCCAATCTTTTCTAGTCTCTTTATCGTTTTTGTAATCAGAAATAAGTTGATTAGATAAATCTTTTAGTTCTCTTTCATCCATCTCCTCTGCTAGATTCTTGTAAAAATCTTCAGGAGCTGCTTCTTCAACAATAGGTTCTTCACCCTCAACAATAACTTCAGGAGTCTCTTTATCAGTGACTGCTAAATCTTCTTGCTCTTCTAATGAAATTTGTTCTTCTGCCATTTTAGTAGTGTATCAAATAAATTGTTGTTTATAAAGGCTTAAAGATATTTTCAATTAAGCCACCTTTAGCTTTATATAGTTTCATAGGCTTATTTACCATATCTGGTGAAATTCGCAAGCCAAACATATTAAGGTAATTATTAGGGTCTTCTGCCGCTATATATTCAACTCTTCCGCCCAAACCTCTTGCAGCTTTTTCTGCTTCTTCTTTTGTAAAATACGCTCCTCTATGAACATCGTTTGAAAAAATCTCTACTGCAGCTCCTCTGTTATCTGTTGTTCCATCGTATCTAGCTACATTAGATTCAACAACAACTTTATAAGGTTTTTTAGGATCAGATTTACTAACCTGAATTATCTTAGCTTCTGTTTTGTATTGTTTAGCTAATTTTCTCATAAGTTCAGGTATAACCGCTTCACCTTTTTTAAATGCTCCCGCACCATTAGAAAAACCATATGCGATTTGATTTCCAAGTACCGCTCCATTACCTCTTTCTAAGTATTCTACTGGAACTACTGACACCCATTGAGCACCATCATCTGCACCTTCTTTAATAACCGTCTTAAGTGCAAGATCTGTATAATTTTTATTATTATAAAAAGGTAAGTAAGAAGTTAATTCCTTTTCAGGTAATACGTCTAAACCTTTTTTAATCATTGATCTTTGTGATTTTAAATTATTAAATGCTTTATGCATTTCAAATAATTCATCATCAGTTGCATAGATTCCTTTTTTCATAACTCTATCAATAATATCTCTTTGCGTTTGTAATCCCTTGTCTCCTAATAATAAAACAGCTTCTCCCTCTCTACCATAAGGATTAACTCTAGCTTTACCTCTTTTAACATAGTCAGCTACCTTTTGTTGTATATCTGCTTGGATCTCATTAATCGAAATAACTTTTTGCCCTTGGGGTGTATATCTGGTACCATACATAGCGTGTACTATGGGGTACTTACCAAATCTATGACTTCTATTTAATACATCATTATCATTAATTGTCTTAGGAGTATCTTTAAATTTCCAAACAAACTCTCCTGGATTATCTTCTCCTCTAAGTCTATAAGTACCATATTCAGAACTCGTAGCGTGCACTGGTAATTTAGTTCTAGTCACCGCTGTCATTATGTCTTCACTAGCACCGTTAAGTGTTCTAATGGCATTATTAACAATAGCTTGATCTTGTGGATCTGTAAGTTGAGCTAAAGTGCTTCTTAATTTATTTCTTATCGTAAAAGCAGCATCTTTAATGCTTTCACGTGAACCTCCTTCAGAAATCGTTCGTATACTATTTTCAAAATTATTAAGGCTTGTTCTTAATCCTCCAAGTGCTTGATCCATTACTGGAAATCCTGATTGATCTTTGTATTTAGTCTCTAATACTTTCATTACTTTCTCTACGTCAGTTTTAATCGCTGCGGCACTTGTATTTAAACCTGATGGTGTTTTAAATTTTAAAAGTTCTAATTCATTAAATGGATTTTTATATACTTGTCTCATTAACAAGTTCTTATCTACTTCCATATTTAATAACTGAGCTCGTTTTAATAAACCGCCTACTAATCCTCCTGACTTATCAAAAGCTGCTATGTTGGAATCAAATAATTCTTCTGTATCGATAGACGCTGATCGTCCATCATTGTATCTAACGTTTTGTTTTGATTTAAAATATTTAAGCCAATCATCTACCGACGCTTTTTCCTTTGGAAACATTTTAATCTGATCATATAGAGATGAACCAAACATAAGTTGTGGGTTTTGTTCATCAAAAGTTTTAAGTGCGTTGGCCTTTAACAAAGCTTCTCTATCATTAACTAATGGATTAGCAATCTGTGGTTCTTTTCTAACAACTTGATATTTAATTTTTCCTGGTGGTAAAGCTTTGATACCTTCTCTTGGAGCTGGTAACAGCTTAGGCATCAACTGTTCGTTGACCGTTGTCCGTGCTGCGTTCTTCTCAGCTAATGTAGAAATAGCACGCTTTACTTTACCTACATTCCTGAATGGACGTAGGAAAGGAATGGCTGCTGCTGCACCAAACCCGATCAACGTACCAAGGCCAGCGGACTCGTCTTTTTGCTCTTGAGTTTTTCTAATGTCTTCGGCCATTAGTTTTTACTTCCTCCAATATATCCACCAATAACTCCAATTAATCCTGTAACAGACATCTTCATTAGAGTTATAACACTATCATCTACAGGTCTGTTTTCTTCTAGTGCTACAATATAATCTCCAATAATAATAGTACCTAATAAAATTAAAACACCAGTTGTGATTAATAAAACTACAATGTCTTTAAAATTTTTAATCATTTACTTCCAACCT